CGTTAACTTTAAACAATAGGGAGTATGATAATGAATGTAACAAAATTTTCAGAGGCAGCTAGTATACTAGACAATGATACTAGTGATGATGATATGGTAAACTCACCCTCCCACTACAACTTTGCGGGAGTAGAATGTATTGATGCTATCCGTGCAGCTACAGGAGAGGAAGGGTTCTCCTACTATCTACAGGGTAACATTATGAAATACCTGTGGCGGTACAAGTACAAGAATGGTTTGGAAGACTTGAAGAAAGCAGAGTGGTATCTCAACGTACTGATAGAAGACCAAGATGATAGTTAAAGTATTTCTAGCACTTGATATAGATGAGAGTGAGTATCAAATGCCAGCAGACAATTTTATCAATGATGAAATTAGAAACGCTCTTCAAGAATTTATCTACGATGTAGATGGTATGACAATTAAATCAATTAAAACAGTAACGGAGTAGACACACATGAACAATTACTTACCAACAGATTACCAAGCCTTCATACATACGTCACGGTATGCACGGTGGCTTGACAGTGAAGGACGTAGAGAGACATGGCCTGAGACAGTAGCACGATACATGGATAATGTAGTACGTAAATCCTTTAAGCTACCGTTAGCTAAGTTTTCTAAGATAGAAGAGGCTATACTATCTCTGGATGTTATGCCATCTATGAGGGCCATGATGTCGGCTGGGCCAGCACTAGACAGGGACAACACTGCAGGGTTCAACTGTAGCTACCTACCAGTAGATGATCCTAAGTCATTCGATGAGGCCATGTACATACTGCTATGCGGTACAGGTGTAGGCTTCAGCGTGGAGCGTCAGTCCGTACAGAAGTTACCAGAAGTACCAGAGCTATACGTAAGCGAGACAACTGTAGTAGTTAAGGACAGCAAAGAAGGTTGGGCTAAGGCACTACGTCAAGTGCTTGCACTACTATGGGCAGGTGAGATACCTAAGTGGGATGTAAGTCAAGTACGTCCTGCAGGTGCTAGGCTCAAGACATTTGGTGGTAGAGCCAGTGGCCCTGCACCCTTAGTAGAACTGTTTCACTTCGCTGTAGGTACATTCAAGACGGCACAAGGACGTAAGCTATCCAGCATGGAGTGTCACGATCTCATGTGCTTCATTGGTCAGATCGTAGTTGTCGGTGGTGTACGCCGTAGTGCCATGATTTCATTGAGTAATTTATCTGATGATCGTATGCGCCACGCTAAGTCAGGTCAGTGGTGGGAGACTGCAGCACATCGTGCGCTATCTAACAACTCAGTCTGTTATACAGAGAAGCCTGACATGGAGACATTCATGCGTGAGTGGTTGTCACTAGTAGAGAGTAAGTCAGGTGAGCGTGGTATCTTCAACCGTGAGGCATCTAAGAAGCAAGCAGCTAAGAATGGTAGGCGTGATCCTAACTATGACTTCGGCACTAACCCGTGCAGTGAGATCATACTTCGCCCCTATCAATTCTGTAATTTAACTGAAGTAGTTGTACGAGCAACTGATGATCTTGAGTCTCTATCAGAGAAGGTACGCATGGCTACCATCCTTGGTACAATACAGTCTAGCCTTACTAAGTTTCCTTACCTACGTAAGATATGGCAGAAGAACACAGACGAAGAACGTCTACTTGGTGTGTCACTAACTGGGCTGATGGACAATCCATTGATGACGTTTAAGAACAAGGGTCTGTCGGAAACACTTGAGCATCTTAAACAGGTAGCAATACAAACAAACGTAGAGTGGGCTGGTGTACTGGGCATACCTGTATCGGCAGCTATTAGCTGTGTTAAGCCATCAGGAACCGTATCACAACTGGTAGACAGTGCCTCTGGCATACATGCAAGACACAGCAACTACTACATTAGAACGGTACGTGGTGATAACAAAGATGGTCTGACACAGTTTATGAAAGACCAAGGTGTGCCACATGAGGCATGTGTTATGAAGCCTGATACTACTACAGTGTTTAGCTTTCCTATTAAGTCACCTAAGAACTCAGTGACACGTAACGACATGACCGCCATTGAGCAATTAGAAATGTGGCTGGCATATCAGCGGCACTGGTGCGAACACAAACCAAGTATTACCTGCACAGTTTTGGATAGTGAATGGATGGCAGTGGGTGCATTTGTATACGAACACTTTGATGAGATGTCAGGTGTGTCATTCTTGCCACACTCAGACCATAGTTATCAGCAAGCACCCTATCAAGAGGTAGACAAGGATGCCTATGCTGTGTTACTAAAGAGTATGCCTAAGAAGATTGATTGGGCTGGGTTGTCCGACCATGAGAAAGACGATAACACTAACGCAATGCAGACGTTAGCATGCAGTGGTGATTCATGTGAGATGGTTGACATCTCTTAACTTAAAGGAGTATATAGTATGGTAAAAGTAACGTTAGACGATGTAGAGTATGAGTCAGATGACTTCACGGATTTGCAGAAGAACATTCTGGCAGAGATTAATTACAATGGTAATGTGCAGACACAGTTAAGATACCAACTGCAAAGCATAAAGACTTCAGGAGATATGTTAATAGCTAAACTAAAAGAAGACTTAACAACTGAAACAGAATCGGAGTAACACACATGGCGGCATACAGAAAACCATTCTCTAGTAATCTATACGGCAAGTACGATGGCATTGCAAAAGATACATTGACTAGCCACTTAGAGAGCGAGGGACATACCCTTGTGAATAATGAAGAGTCCTACGCAGCAGACTTAGTTACACAGAAGGATGGAGAAACATACTTCAATGAGGCTGAAGTAAAAACTGCATGGAAAAGTAATTGGCCTAGTCATTGGACGGAGATACGTATACCAGAACGTAAGAAGAAGTTACTGAGTAAGCATACAGACAATCTAAAGTTCTACGTCTTTCGTGATGACATGAAACAGGCGTGGTGTATAGATAGTACACAGCTTACAGATGATAAGTTAAAAGAAGCAAACGGCAGAAACATACTAAAGGGTGAGCAGTTCTACCATATACCCTATGTAGAAGCAGAGTTAATCAACGTAGCATAAGGAGATCATCCTATGATAAAGAAGAGTAGAGCATCACGTGGCTTGGGGAAATACGATGCACCCCTAAGAGTACAGCACAGCATGGGTTATGATGGGTTCCGATACAATCGTCCCGTCAACCCTTTCCATGAGGATACGATGCAGTATCGTGAGTGGAGTAGGGGCTACAACAAAGCCTACTATGATAACTTGAAACGGGTAAAGGATAATGAAGCTAGAGCAAGAAGTAGAACAGTTCCTCAAGGAGAAATACAACATGTCTGATTTCAATGCGTATCAACGCAGTGCATCTAAGACTGCCATCTATCCTGATGAACACCGTATCCTGTACCCTGCACTGGGGTTAGCAGGTGAGGCAGGTGAGGTAGCTAACAAAGTAAAGAAACTTATTAGGGATGGGCCTGACGGTAGGCCAGATGATTGGCGAGAACAAATCTCTAGTGAGATAGGGGATGTGTTATGGTATTGCGCTGCACTTGCAACTGATCTAAACCTTACACTTGGTATGATAGCCTCACAGAATGAGAAGAAACTATCCGCTAGAAAAAAGTCAGGAACGATAGGCGGTAGTGGAGACAACAGATAGTGTAACAAAGTTAACGATAGACAAAAAAAGGGGGGCTTAGTTGCCCCCTTTTCTTATTAATTTCTTTTACTTCCTAGCCCTTTAGTTGCAGAACGCACCAAACGTTTTTCTACATTTGCCCTAGCTATAAGTTTTTTTAGCGTAGCTTCATCCATTGGATCAAGTGTAGAATCATCCTCTATGTTTGCCATTAAATTTACCCAAGCCATCTTTCTAAACTTTTTAGGTATTGAATTGTATTCAGATGTAAGCCTTGAGAAATTTCCTGCTTTAACACTTGAAAAACTTTTTATCTTTGTTTTTAGTTTAGTCAACGACTCTGTAAACAACGGCTTGGTATTGTACAATACAAAAGCTTCCTGTGTAACTCCCTTTGGTTTTTTTATAGCGTACTCTTCTTTAAGACTTACTTCTCTTCTTTGTATCATGTCAATAATACTAGGCAAGAATTTTGCTATTTGTTCGTTCTCAAATATCTTTACGGTATCTACGTCTGAGTTACTACCAATCATCCACGTAGGAATTTTTAAATTAGTTACCCATTCCTCATCGGAAGATGCTATTTCTTTAGCACTTATACCAAGAGCAGTTTTCCAACTTGCGTCAGGGCGTTCAGCGTCACTTTCAAATACAGTTTTCCTTACGTCAAATGTGGATTCTGTCTGTGGGCCAATGCCAAAACCCATACGATTGAATCCTTTTGCTATTTCCCTTGTACCTGCTTCTAGCATACTTTTTGGTGCGGGTTTTGGGTTATCTGTGTATGCATTTGGCCGCCACGTTTGTCCACTTTCGTTAATAGGTATACCACGTTGTATGTCTGCAAACTGACTAAAGGGTACAAAGAATGTAGTCATGTAATCAGCCACTGCTTTACCTGCTATTTCCGCAGCCTTAATACCACCAGATATATCTAATCCATCTGCAATAGAAGCCATCTCTTCTATAAACAAACTACCCGACCCTGTACGAAACGCTTGACCAAAGAATGTTTCAGAAAATACTTTTGGGTCCCAGAACTCTGTCCAAGTTCCTTGCTTTATCTGCTTGACTGTTTCTCCTAAGTACAGAAATTGACGTATCGGAAACTGTGTTGTAGTGTCTACATCTTTACCAGCAATCCGTACATCTTCAAATTTAGCAGGGGCATTTTTACTACTACGGTACATTGCAGCAGCACTAATAGCTAATGCGCCTGTCATGTTACGCTGTACTGCACGTTGTTGTTTAGGAGATAACGGTTGGTTATTACCAATAGCAGTACCATAAATTTTTTGCAGGAGTGGCCCTGTCGCACCATAAGTAGACTGTGCCATGTACTCCATACTACTAAACATAAAGCGTGGAAACTCTACAAATACCGTTAGGGGGATTGGCCCAAGAGAGTTGGTAGTCAGGAAGGACGTAATGTCTTTAAGAATCTTACCTTCAGGTGGCGAACCGTAGGTAACAGCCAAAGCTCTTTCAGTAGCGTCTGCCACAATAGCAGAAAAAGAACGTGCGCCTTCTGGTCGTACACTGGATGCATCGTTAAGTAGATCAGGTAGTTTACCACCTTGTACGGTATCTATAAAATCAATCTTGTACTCAAGGCGTACCAATCTTTCAATTTCACCCATAGCTACAGCGTTACGTGTCATAGTTTCTTGCCACCTGTTAGCAACATTAAACATCTCTACTACATCTTCTAGTTCTGACAATACCACATCTGTTTTTGTTCCTGTACCTCTACCAGAAGCCTTCTGTATTTCATTTAAGTTTTCATATATCTTAACCCACTGCTCTTTAAATTGCGGTTGCTCATACACTAAACGCATGTAATCGTTAGCTACATAGGGTTCTG